AAAGATTTTGCACTGTCTCTTTCTGCCACAACAGAGGTTGTAGACGCTTATAAGAAGGGTCTTGAAGATGAACTTGATGTATATGAACAGTTAATAATCGCTGGACGTACTCAAGGAGAAGACCAGAATGGTGGTACAAGTCAGTTTATTTCTGTAAAGAAACTCGCTCAGTATGCTCAGAGTAATGAACAACTTGTAAACGCTTTCGGTGATACCCTTGTAACAGAACACGGAAGTTATAAAGTATCTGATCTTGTTGTAAAGAAAAATACAGCCGGTGAAACTGAATTGTACGACAAACTTGGCAATAAAATTGATGATCAGGTTATGGTTACAGATACTCTTACAAGATTCTTGCAAGGCGAACTTCCTCGTTTAAGAAAAGAACTTAATGAAGCAAATATTCATAGTGCTTTTGCAAATGAAATCGAACGTCAGAAAAATGAACGAAAAGAAGATACTGTAAAAACATTTGCGACTTCTGCAGCAATTATCGGTGCATTAAAGAGTAGTAATTTATCTGGAACTGAAAATCTCACTACCAGAAGTATGTATGAAGATTCTCTCGGATATACAACTTCCGAAAAATTAATGGAATCATTTGAAAAAATAATGCTTGAAATAGCAAATTTTAAAGAGGTTAGTAAATTTTTAGAAAGCGAAGATGCAAAAGCTGAAAAAGGAGAAGAAACTTACATTGGTAGTCAAGGTAGTTTATTAGACAGAGCTAATAGAGGTAATGAACTTTGGGAAGCATCTAAAGAATTTAATAAGGCTATAGAAAGTGGAGACATGGCAGAATTATCAAAGGCAATGATACGGTTTGCTAATGCTATGCCGGAAAAAGGAAATGCTCTTATTGTAGAGGCAGGTGCAAATGCAAATGCTTCATTGAAAGATAAAAGTTTCTTACTAGCAGATTCTCTTTTAAGAAATTCTCCATTAAGCATTTCAGATGCAATGAAGAAAGATAGAGATATAGCAGGAAATACAAGATTCGGACAGACTATAGTTGATAGCTTAAAGGCACCAAAACAGAATTTTGATGAATTGCTTAAAGGAATGACATCTGCTGTTCTTCTTAATCCTTCAGAGAATAAAGACCTCACTGATATGTACACACAAGGTATTCTTACTTCTATCAAAAAAGGTGGCAAGAAAGGTGAGTTTAGTCAGGGGCAGGTTGAAGCATTCTCTGCAAGTATAACACAGTTGGCTGAAAGTGATGACTTTAGAGGAATGCAGGAATTTTTACAGTCTATAGGTCGTGAAGACATCTGGAATAATGCTACTGAAGGTGCTAATAAATGGGCTTTAAGTCTTGGTAACATTGGAAAGACCCTTGAAAGCATTTCTGATCATATCGAAGACCTCGCTGAAGACTTTGCAGCAAATGCTATCACTCAGACAATGAGTACCTGGGGAAAAACTCTTGCTACCTCGGCAGATGATTCTTCTGAAATCTTAAAGAACTTTGCTCAGTTGAGTGCAAATATGCTTTCTGATTTAGGTTCTTGGATAACAAAAGCCGGACTTTCTCTTGCCATTTCAAGTTATGGAGATAAAGCAGGTGTAATCGCAGGTCTTTCAATTGCCGCCGCCGGTGGGGGTTTGTCATTCCTTGGTGGATACATAAACGGTGCAATAAACGACAGTGAAAAAGACAAAAATAACAGTGAACTTGAAAAACTTCTTAAGATAAAGCAGGATTTGACAGATCTTCTTAAACAGGCCCGCGAAGATGCTATTTATTATGAAAACACAACTCGTCATAAAAAAGCAATTTCTGCAAATGATGAGTTTACAACAAGAAGCGTTCACGATGCTGTAATTACTCCTAAAGGTGAAGTAATAACTACTGACCCTAAAGATTATCTGATTGCAACTAAGACTCCAAAAACTCTTGTTGGCGGTGGTGCACCTACAATTAATTTCTCTGTAGTTGACAAATCTACTGGTATAAGAGTAACGCAACAGAGGTCTACTTATAACGCCGAAACAAATTCAATAGACTTTGAGGCTGTTATTGAAAGTAAGGTACAGGAAGTAATTGCCTCTACAAAAGGTGACGATGCTTTCGCTGCACGAGAAGCAAGACTTAGAGGTCACTCAGTAATAGCGTAATACACTCGCCAACTCTGGTTTCAGAGTGGGATTTTTTAAGTCCTATATTTTCTTGTTGTACTCTATCTCTATGTATATTGGATGGGCTACAAACGTAAATAAAAATATCCTCGATTCTACAGGTATAACTGTTGGCGAAGGTGCTACAGTTGAAGATTCTCTTGAAACTGGCGGCCAGAAAAAGAAACGTCTTGCAAGAGCAACTCCGTCTGATAAATACAGTGTAACTCAAAAGTTTGATTGTATAGAAAAAGGGGCTGACGGTTATACAGAAGTTGAAAGATTCTGGGCTTGGTACAAATATCGTCATTGTTATGGTGTAAATCCATTTTCATTCCCGGCTATCCTCATAAACTCAAATCGCCAAAAAGGTAACTCTCAGGAAGAATATGAAAATATTCTTGCAAGAATCAGAAATGGTGATCTTACAGCAAAACTTCCAGATAATGAGTATTATGTAATCACTTCTGCAGCCGAAGGTAATAAAGTTGGAAATGATATTGAAATAAAAATGACCTGGGAAACTTATGCCACTGGCGTAATAAACGTTCCAGATGACACAGTTTCAGTCGACCATATCGAAGCTCATAACGGTTATGTTGATATTGTTCTGACAGGAACTCCGACTACTGAACCAACTACATTAACATGGCCTATGACCATTAACGGACTTACGGAGCCAGTTACGTTATGTACTTTCGATGGAAATGTAACTGCAAGATATTATTTTGAAACAAAAATCACTCCTGGCGTATATGTAGTAACTATTGCTGGAAAATCAAGTAATTTCGTGGTGGCTTAATATGAATGAAAAGAATATACAAACAGTAGCATTAGAAGAACTCTGGAAACAGAATACTGACGGACATCTGCCAGTTCTTCTTGAAATCTTCAACCCGGATATTAAATGGGGTGATGATGAACTTGAGCAGGAGAATATGTATCTTCGAGTTATTGATGACTCAAATCCTGTTGTTTATAAAGGAAAAAGATATATACCTGCGCGATTTGATTTTACTCCTCCAGAAGAGAACGGAAAGACAGTAGGAAACGCATCTATTACACTTTCAGCAATAGATTCTCGTGTTGTACAGATGCTGCGTTCAATTGAATTACAGTGCGAAGTAACTGTTATGGCTATGTTTGCAAAGAAAGAGACAGAATCTGGTTCATCAACTTATATGTTTTATCCGTTAGATCATCTTAAAACAAAGATGAACTCGGCAACTTACAGCAGAACTACAGCACAGTTGAATCTCGTATTCAAAGACGTATTGAAACTGAATGTACCTCGTGACAGAGCGACTAAAAATAAACTACCTTCGGTAAATCCAAATGCTTGATATTACAGATTTACTTGGAGTTCGTTTTACAAGTCATGGCAGAAGTATTAATGAAGGCTTCGATTGTTACGGACTTGCAATTGAAGTTGAAAGAAGGCTTGGACACGAGCTTAAAGACCTCTGGTATGAAAAAGCCGAGGACAGAATATTCAGTGAGAATGCAGATTCGATGATTCTGGCTCACAGTGTAATTGAAACGAAAAAGTATACTCTTGGAGATTTGATTATATTTTCAGACTCCAATAACAATATGGTGCATATAGGAGTAATGCTTGATGAAGAAAACTTTATTCATGCTGAGTTAGGCGGTGTAAAGGTAACTAACATCAATAATTACTTCAGAAGAAAATGGAAGGTGTACACATGGCTACAGTAAGAATTCAAAAAAATATCCTTGATGAAACAGTAGACACATTCTCGATAGATGAAGGACTTACAATTGAATCACTTATCCGTGAGCATACAGATGGAGATGTGTATGACGGTGTTCTTGTAGAATGTTATGACGCTGAAACAGGAAAAACCTTTTTTGCACCAATTGAAGAAGACTCGACAAGTCTTAACGCAATTGTCCAGGTAAATGGAAAAGATGCCTCTCTTGATTATAAAGTTCAAAAAGATGATATTGTTGCAATTGTAATTACACCTGCAAGTGGCGGTGGTAATTCAAGAGGAGCTTCATTTGAATGGAAATGGGGATGGGATTGGGGCGCAGCATTAGCCGGAATGGTTTCTGGAATGCTGGTTGGTGGTGTTTATGGTGGACTTCCAGGATTGATTGTTGGAGGTGTTGTAGGTTTTTTTGGAGGAGGTCTTTTAGTTGGCTCTGTAAAAGCAACACTTGACGCAATGAAGGTAAATGATATTACTTCAAAATCTGGTATAGATTCACAAAGGCTCCCGGATGTTCGTGGTGCTACTAACCAACCTTTACTCGATCAATCATATCCTTTTGTTATCGGAAAGCATTTAGTTACACCTTTCATTATAGGTTCTCCTTGGAATGAAATCTCTGGCAACAGAGGTCAGACAAATTATATTCATGTCTTGTATGCTGTTGGTTATGCACCTTTACGTCTTACTGATTTTAAACTCGGAGATATGTTCCTTGCTCATAATCAGAGATGGGCTGACAACAAAGATATGCGTAATATCTTTCACGGTGCTCTAACTGGAATTGACCATGGTGATAATAACAAAGGTATGGATTATTACCAGGCAAATACCACTATTGATTTGAGGAACAGACCTTTGGTTGATGCAGAAACAATGAGGGCTGCCGGTTGGTCAGAAGTTGAAGACGGAGAAATCGCAACCGTTTACTCATCAGCTTTCTCAAATCAACAAGAAACAAAAACTGTTTTAGTAACACCGATTTTGTCAGACGGTACAGTGCTTACTCCTTCTCAGTTAGAATCTGATGCTGAAGCATTACTTAATGGTACTTCAATATCTCATAATATTCTGCTTAACACTTTTAATGGAGCTGATTCAATTGAACAGTCTGAGAAATATGCTGAAGGATTACATAATTCTCAGGCTACTTATTATGGACTGAATGGGGATATTGTAAATACATGGTCTAACAACGATATTACTCTTGAAATTCTTCAGCAAGGACAGAACGGTGAAGAAGTTGACTATGGTACAGTATATCCTTATGCAAAGATTCAGAGTGATATAAACGCAAACGCATTGTATATTGCAGACGGTTCTCTTGAAGAAATTGATAGCGGAAACAGTATTACATACAAAGGATTAGGACTTAAAAACGGTCTCAGAAACAATCCTATCAGATACACAGAAGAGTACGCAAAATCTGCTAAAATTGAACTCGACTTTCAGAGTGGTTTATATAAATCACGAAGTGAAACCGATAACAATAATAATACAAGTGAACAAAAATATTACAAGATTCCTATGTGGGTCGCACTTCAGTGGCGTGTATTCTCAGAAGAAAATGACGAGACCGACGGAAGTGTAAGCGGCGAACTTCCTTTACCAAATTATGACCCGATTACCAAAACTTATGACTCTGCAAAAAGAGGCTGGAACTCTTTTGAAGTAGTTAATGATAATTTAAGTGTATCTTTATATACAGAACAAGCAAGATATGATGATATAAAGGCTCATACTGGTAATAAATTAAGAAATGTTGGTCCTAGTCAAACTGTTATAGAGCATAAAGGAACTTATCGCTTTGAATTTAGACCTCCAATACAACGTCATAGAATTGATATTGCAAGACAACTCATTTTAAAAAATATTAATAACTGGCAATTCCTTTCAGGAGAAGATGTTAGAAGTTCAGTATCTTCTGTTAATGACATTGTTAACATGGATTATCATGATACATGGATACACTATAATGATGATGAACCAAGTATAGATTATGTAACTTTTAATGTAATTGAAAAAGAAATCCATTCAACTTCCGTTTACGATGCGGATATAAATAATGGTTGGCTTAATGCGAATGTGTTTAATCTTGAATCTTTAGGTGGAACTAATACAGAAAAAGAAGGTATTAACGAAATAAGATGTATAGCTAACCTCGATTTTGTTGAATGGGCTAGATATAGTTTGCTTACACAAGAAGAAAGAGAAAGTTCTTCTGCAGAACAGATTCTGGCTGAAAAATTCAAGGCTTACTTCTATGACGGTTCTAACACAACAAGGTCAATTGAAGTTCGAGTTGTTCGTGTTTCTCCTTGTTATCTTGATGAAACAGTTTCATCAAAAGATAAGTCTGCTTTTAAGTTTAATGATGTATTTACATGGTCTACTCTCACTTCAGAAATGCTTGATGGTGATAAACTGACAAAGCAAAACCAGATTGTACAGAAAAGACCTCTTACAGATGAGTGTATGAGAAAACTCTGTATTGTTTCATTAAAGGCAAAGACTGATAATGTGGACCAGCTTACCAACACAATTAAAAAGTTCTCTTGTATTGCTCAGTCATTTGCACCTTACTATGACAGCGAAAACAGACAGTGGGTTCCAGAACGTGTTACAAAAACTAAAAAGTATTTCAGGCCACCTGTAAAGGTAGATAAAAATGGAAACAGAGGTGAAGCTGCCGTTGTTCCTCCTTTTACATGGGAACCTGGAGAAGAGATTACCGAACAGCAGTTCTATGAAGACAGACAAAATGGAACTAAATCAGTCTGCTATCCTTCAGGAAATGATTATGTAAAGCAGATGATGAATATAATCAAGACTAATTCACACAAGGATAGTAAAGACAGATACTTTATTCCTTGTGATGATAAGGAAGGAAATACTTATAAGCCAGACTGTGACGGAACACTTAATTTCTGCACTAATCTTACTTCATCAATGTTTATCCTTGCAGGTATTGGCCCTCACTTAGGTGTAGATGCACTTGGTTATGAACAGAAATTCTATGACGAAGAGACAGGAGAGCCTAAGTCTGATATAGGTGATTTTGATTTATCTGCATTTGGCAAATGGAACGAAGAAGTAAAGTGTGTTAAAGATGGAAGTTACTATACTAGTGACGGATATCATTACAACATAAGAGGCGAACGTATTCACCACGTTGCCAAAGAAGAAGTTGAAATGTTCTTTGCAGCAAACGCTTATGTATATCAGCCTGAGCAACTTGAAAGTATCTTTTCAAAGATTGCAATGGCTGGTCGAGCCGTTTATACAAGAGATTCAAAAGGCCGTATTACTGTTATTATGGATAAGCCTGAGCAATATCCTGTTGCTCTTATAAATCAGCAGAACACTCTTAAGTCTTCTTATACTATCTCATTTGAAGAACTGCCTTCTGGATTACAGATTACATTCCCGGATGAGAATGACGGATATCAGCAGAATGATTTCTATTGTATGAGAGACGGAGAAGACGCTGATAATCCTCATGGTGCAATTGAGCAGTATCAGTTTGCTTATGTTACAAATAATTATCAGCAAAACTCACTTGGTAACTATTTACTTGCAAATAGAATCCTTAATCGTGAAGTTGTTACAAAACAGTTAGGAATTGAAGGTGCTTCAATTGGACTTGGTAATCTTGTTCTCGTATCTGATGATACAATGCTTATTGGTACAGATACAGGTGCGAGAATAACTCAGCTTATCGAAGATGATGAAAGGATTTACGGTTTCCTCATTAATAACACTTATAAATATACTGGCGAAACAGAAGAAGTTGATTCTGTTGTAAAGTGCAAGCAGGGTGTTATGATCATGCAGCCAAGTCAGTATAAAGAGTATAAGGTTATTACTCTCAGACTTGCTGATACTTCAAAAGCTGTAACATTAAATAATGTTACTTATCAGCTTGTAAAAGGAAATACAAATGTTGTTCTTTTTGACGTTGCAATAGTAAAAACTCGTGATGCTGAAGACGGTGATTTTTATTACTACAAGCCTGAAGTAGAAAATCTTGTAAGTTTTGGTATTGTTGATAAGATTACTGCAACTTACCGTGTAATTAAAATTAAAGGAAATAATAATCACACTTTTGATTTTACTCTTTCAAAGTATCAGGA